CTGCCGTTTCCCGTATATCGCCGGCTGCAGCCGCGGGGCAAGGAAAAGGCAAGAGACCATTACCTGTACGACATTTTGGTGTATGAGCCAAACCCAGAGATGACCGCGTTCGACTTCAGGAAGACAATGCAGGTTCAGCTAGAGTTGTACGGCAATGCATATGCAAACATTGTATATGACAGGGCGGGTAGAGTAAAAGAGCTGTGGCCAATCCCGTCGCCGTACGTGAAAGTGGTTAGAACAGACGCAGGGGAGTTGGTGGGATACGAGATCGCGGTTCCAGGAGACGGTGTGAAGCGAGTTGCGCCGCAAGAGATGTTCCATTTACGCGGGCTTGGTGATGGTTATGTTGGTTTTAAGCCGCTGCAATATGCCCGAGAAATAATCGGGCTGGCCTTAGCTACAGAGCAATACGGCGCGGAATTTTTCGCTAATGGGGCCGTTGCGTCGGGCATCGTGGAGATCCCGGGGCGGCTGTCTCCAGAGGCGCTAGAGAAATTCAAGGCGGATTTTAGACAGAAATATGAGGGGCTAGGCCGGCAACACAGGATCTTATTTTTAGAGCAGGGGCTAAAGTTCCATCAAATGACAATCCAGAACGACAACGCGCAATTTTTGGAAACTAGAAAATATCAGGTTGAGGAGGTAGCGCGATTTTTTGGGGTTCCGCCGCATAAAGTGGGGGCGTTGGACCGGGCGACATTCTCAAACATCGAACATCAGGCGATGGAGTTCGTACAGGACTGCATCCGACCGCGGGTGGTGAATTGGGAGCAGCAGGTGCGCCGCCAGCTATTTAGAGAGGCCGACAAGGGCAAATATTTTGCAGAGTTTATTCTTGGAGGTCTGTTGCGGGGCGACGCAAAAACCAGGGCGGAGTACTACCGCGTGGGCCGTAACGATGGGTGGTTGAGCGCAAATGACATCAGAGAGCTTGAGAATATGAACCCGATCCCCGCCGAGCAGGGCGGAGATGATTATTTGATTAACGGGAATATGGTGCCTATAAGGGCAATTTTGCAAGAGAAAGGAGGGCAAGCGGATGCCTAATTTAGACATTGAACGCCGCTTTATACACGCCGAAATTGAGCTGCGCGCCGATGACGCCGAGCCTGTGGTTGCAGGATATGCAGCGGTGTTTCATGAGCTATCCGAGGACCTGGGAGGTTTTCGGGAGGTAATCATGCCCGGAGCATTCACCGACGCGCTCAAAGCATCAGATATCCGGGCCCTGTTTAATCACGATCCATCGCAGATAGTAGCCAGGACAAAAAACGGCACTCTGCGCGTGTGGGAAGACGATAAGGGCCTTCGATATGAATTCACGCCGAACATGAAGACACAGGCCGGGCGTGATTTAGTTGAGCTGGTCAAAAGGGGGGATGTAGATCAATCTAGCTTTGCCTTTTCGATGGATGGCGGAGTGGAGGAATGGGACGACAGCGGGGATATGCCTATCCGTCGCATAAAAAGGGTGTCGAGGCTGTACGACGTTTCACCTGTAACATATCCGGCATATCCCGCGACAGAGGTGCAGGTTGCGCGATCTGTTTTTGACGCGCTGGAGGAAATGAGGGCGAGAAAGAGGCAAGAGGAAGAGGCAAGACTAGCAGAAATTAAGAGAAAAAACCAATTCCGCCGTATGAGGGCGGACTTAAATTTTTTAAGGGAGGTTATATAACAATGAGTGTTAAGGCGTTGCTTGAAAAAAGAGCTAATGTATGGGAGCAGGCTAAAGCGCTGATAGACAGGGCGGAGGCCGAGAACAGGGACTTTACCGCGGAGGAAAAAGAACAATATGACAAAATGATGGCCGAAATGGACGAGTTGGCCAAGAGAGCCAAACGGCTTGAGGAGGCCGAGCGTTTGGAAAAAGAGCTGCAAGCCAGGGCCAATGAGCCTATCAAGGCTGGAGTTCCTGGGGCAACCCCAGAGAAAGACAAAAGAGAGGCCGTGAGGGCTGCATTTAGAACCTATCTACAGACGGGAGTTGTACTGCCCGAATTGCGCGACCTTGCGGCAGGTGTGGACGCGTCCGGTGGGTATCTTGTGGCGCCGGAGGAGTTCGTCGCCGAGGTCATAAAGGATATCGACAACGTCACTTTTGTGCGCAGGATCGCTAATGCCATACCGCTGAAGACGTCCGACAGCCTGGGTGTTCCCACGCTGGACACCGATATGTCAGATCCAGACTGGACCGCCGAGGTTGGGGCCATCAGCGCTGATACCAGCATGGCATTTGGCAAGAGGAGCCTTACGCCTCAGTTGTTAACCAAGCTGGTGAAGGTGTCTATGAAACTTTTGAGGGTTTCTGCAGTTCCCGCGGAGCAGTTCGTGAGGCAGCGACTGGCCTACAAGTTTGGCGCCGCTCTTGAGAACAACTTCTTAAACGGCGACGGCAGCGGCAAGCCCCTCGGTGTGTTTGTGGCTGACGCAAATGGTATCACTACCAACAGAGATGTAACCGACGGCAACACCACCACCGCTATATCCGCTGACAGCATCATTGCCGCGAAGTATGCACTGAAAGAGGGATATAGGCGAAATGCGAAATGGATATTCCACCGCGACGTTTTGAAAGAGATAGCCAAGCTAAAAGACAGCGACGGACAATACTTATGGAGGCCCGGACTTACAGCCGGACAGCCCGACACTTTGAGCGGGTTGCCTGTCTTTGAGAGTGAGTACGCGCCAAACGCGCTGAGTGCTGGTGCTTATGTTGGTATTTTGGGCGACTTCAGCTATTACTGGATTGCGGAGCTGCAGGCCTTGGAGATCCAGAGGCTGAACGAGCTTTATGCCGCAAATTCGCAGGTAGGTTTCATCGGCAGATTGTGGGCCGACGGTCAGCCTGTGTTTGAGAATGCATTTGCAAGAATTCAGTTGGCAGTTTAGTGAAATAGGGCCGGGGTTTTCCCCGGCCTTTTAGAGAAGGGAGGGGCAAAATGAAGGTACGAATGAAAAAAACAGCCTCGGGCCCCTGGGGCGTGCTGCTTGTGGGGAAAGTATACGACATCGGCCCCGACCTTGCGCAAGCGCTGGAGAGTGTGGGAGCGGTGGAGGTCCTGGAGCCGAAGCCCGAAGAGGCGGCCGCTATAGAGCCAGAAGAAAAAACCATCATGCCCAAACCGCGGCCAAAGAAGCGGGGAAAGAAGTGAGGGGGCGCAGGTTATGGGGTTGTATCTGAAAACACAGCCCACATTTGAGCCGGTAACCTTGGGCGAGGCAAAGGCCCATTTGCGGGTGACACATGCGGAGGACGACACATACATAACCCACCTCATTACCGTGGCCCGCACTCATGCAGAGCGCTATCTTGGCGGCGCAATCCCAAAGCAGACGTGGGTTTGGACCCTGGACGCCTGGCCGGTGTTTCCTGTAGATGTTCCAAAGCCACCGCTGCTGTCTGTGGTGTCTTTTTCATACACCGACAGCGCCGGCATCACTCATGACGTGAGCGCGTCAGGCTACACGGTGGACACCGAAAACATGCCTGGACGCATATACTACGAGCCTCCAGCAGCCGCGCTGGCAGATATAAAAGGTGTTCGCATCGAGTTTGAGGCCGGATATAAGAGCGCGGACGATATCCCGGCCGACATAAAGCACGCAATATTGCTGCTGGTGGGGCATTGGTACGAGAACAGGGAGGATGTAGCGCCAGATCGCCTCACTATGGTGCCTCGATGCGTGGATGCGCTGCTTAACCCGTGGAGGGTGTGGCCGATATGAGGATAGGTGAGCTGAGAGACAAAATCACAATTTATCGCAAGAGCAGGACCCCAGATGGCATGGGCGGATGGACTGAGGCGGAGACACAGATAATGAGCGCCTGGGCTAAAGTAGAGACCCCGGCATCTGCATATCAGCAGATCGCGGGCCAGGATGTGGAGATGAGAACGCATATTTTTACCATTCGCTATGTTGCAGGCGGGCCAAAGGCAGGGGATGTAGTGGAATACCTTGGCGACCGCTTCACCGTCTTGGGCGTGCGTTTCGATGAGCGCCGGCGCTTTGCGTTTCTGGAATGCAGGCCGGAGGTGGGATAATGGCTATAAATATTCACATCGAGGGCATGGATGAGGTTCTTAAAGAATTGCGCGAGGCGCCGAGAGAAGCGCGGCGGCTTGTGGCGGACGTGCTCAAGCGGGCGGCCAGAGAGATCCAGCAAGACGCGCGGTCGAGGTGTCCAGTTGAAACAGGCACATTGCAGCGCAGCATCCGCTATTCGGTCTCAAAGAAAAAGCTAGAGGGACGAGTATATGCGGGGGGCAGAGTGTCGGGCCGTGATGCTTTTTATGCCCCTTTCGTAGAATACGGCACAAAAACTGCCCATGCGCAGCCGTTCTTGTTCCCAGCCGCGCGCGCAAGGGAAGAGCAAACAAAAGAGGAGCTAGAAGAGGCACTATTAAAGGCCATGGAGGCGATATAGCATGGCATATATCGACACATTCCAAGCTATATACACGACGCTAGTAGGTTCCGCAGAGCTGATGGCGAAGATTACGGGTGTGTTTGACGCGCTGCCCCAGGAACAGCCGGCGCCGTATATTGTTTTGGGACAGTTGCAGGCATTACCAGGGCGGCTGTTGGACGAAAGCGAACATGCCTGGAGCCTCGATATCCACATTTGGAGCGCGTACCAGGGCCGCAAAGAGGTTTTAGAGATAGTGGACATTCTAAAGGGCGTTTTGAGCGGCTATTTTTTCGAGGAGTTAGTGG